CGAGGAAGAAGAAGCTGAGGAAGTAGAGGAGGAAGAAGTAGAGGAGGCAGAAGCAGAGGAAGAAGCACAGGAAGAAGAAGCAGAGGAGGAAGCACAGGAAGAAGAAGCAGAGGAAGAAGCTGAGGAAGAAGAAGCAGAGGAAGAAGCTGAGGAGGAAGAAGCCGAGGAGGAAGAAGCCGAGGAGGAAGAAGCCGAGGGAGGAGAAGCAGAGGAAGAAGAAGCAGAGGAGGAAGAAGTAGAGGAAGAAGCAGAGGAGGAAGAAGCAGAGGAAGAAGAAGCCGAGGTATATGAAATCACAATCAATGGTAAAAAATACTTTACGACAGATGAGAAAAATGGCGATATTTATCAAATGGATTCCAATGGTGATGTAGGTGATCAAGTCGGTACATTTGTCAATGGACAACCAAAAATCTAAAATATATTATCTAGTTATCGTCTATCGTTAGATAAAGATAAATACATTTATCTAACGAAAACGTATAGAGAAACCCATACCGTTATAGATGCGAACCACCACGCACCTTTCTAGTGCGTAAACCATTATATTTTTTAATTAACATATTATTACGATATGAACAGTTTACTTTTCCTATATTTTTACTATCAATAACTGCATCTAATAAGTCCAACTGTATATAAATTTCATATTTTGGTTCGGTCTTCTTAGATGCACTTTCCTTGTCCCTTTCTTTTTCGTCTTGAGTCATTGAAACCGAAGTATTTACTACACCTGTTTCTAAAGCATCACGTAGATTGGTTATTTTATCTATATCACCAGCTGATAATTTGGTCGCTAAATCTAATAGGTCGCTACTAATTACACCCTTCATAAAATCGTCGACTAAACCTTGTAAAACCGGATTACTCGATCTCACACTCGAGATATTTCGTTGCATTTGTCGTAAAAGTTTACCGTATCCACCAATCTCATCTAAACCTTTCTTTAGTAATACAAACCTGTATTGTTTTTTAGTGTTTTCATCATTCATAAACTTTATATAGCTACTGGGTTGTTGAATGAAATCTAATATCATCATCTTGGTTTCTATTTTTACAGCCAATGTCAACAGATTCCAAAACTCGGTAGAACTTGTGATATCAGAGGGTAAAATGCGCTCAAAACTTTCACGCGAATCATTTTCTGCTAAATACAATGTGTATAAACTGGCTCTATGTTCGTCATATGATGCTTTATTCTTTTGCTCTACGTAAACCTTTTTTATTGCATTTATCATTGGTTCTAAGTAAATATTTTGTCGTACAATACTTCTTGACTGATTATATGTCATCATTCGGTTCAACGTTTTTATAGACTTATCTTTTACAGATAATGTCATCTCTGTATTACTATTCTGCCGTTGTTTTCCAAAGATATTATTCAATATTTCAATATCTTTCGTTAATTTTGAAATCGTTCGGGTTTTTACTTTTTCTAAATCCAGAATATTTTTAAAAAATCTTTTATATATTGGATGTGTCATAACATCATTTAACCACAATACAGAGAAAACTGTGTATCGTTTTCCACCAATAACGATGTAGGAATAATTCTTCTTGTTTTCATTATAGAAATAACGTGTCAACCAATTAGGAAGCCAATTACTGGAAACAGTAGGAATTGCAGTATTTAAAACTGTAGCCGAATAACTTGTATTGATATTGAATTCATTGGGTAAAGAAGTTGGAAAAAATGTTTCTAACATTCCCATAATATTATAATTCGCGTTTACATATCGTTCTTCTTTGCCGACGTTGTAATCCACATCACCCAAGCTCTTCTCGTATAATTCTGAATCGAAATAAGATGCGAATTTTTTAGTACTTGGTTTAACACTTGATACGGGGTATTTCTTTTCTTCTGTATAAAACGGGTATTCACTATACGATGACGTCTCATCTTTTTTTTCAGTTTCTTTCTTTTCAATTACTTTTTCGGGTATTTCTTTTTTTACACCTTTTACTACATCGTCATTATTTGTCGATTTATCCGGAGAAAAATAAAACATATTTTTGGTTAAAGTTATAGGTCTCGGAGATACATTTGTTTGTACATGTATCGTTATCGGGTAAAATGTTTTTTCTATTTCAATCGACATAATATATAATAAATATCAATATTACAACTATAGTATATTGATATTTTTCGTTGTTTGATCAAGACAAATTGATCATTGTAAGAATGATGTAGGACTCTGTGTAGAATTTGCATTTGTTACATTATACGACCCCTGCTGTTTTGCTCGATTTAATAAATCCTTTGCTTTTTCTATATCTTCTGCCGTAATAGATTTATTCGTTTCTGCTGCACCAGTAGATTGCGCGTCGACATTATTCACATTATTTGTTTCCAAGAGGTTTACGTGATAATCGGTAAATGCTTCTGGTAAAATACAAAAACGGCTTTCTTCATTGAATAAAAAATCCATGCAGAAGACAAAAACCAATGTAATCGTAATAGCTATATAAATATCGCGAGTACCCATCCAAGCAATAGCAAAAATCAAAATTTGTCGACTAAATGTATATTTCAAATATGCTTCCATAGATTTGCTTAATTTAATGGTTACGAATTTAGACGCAATGTTTAAGACTATTATCATTAAGCCTGCAAATAATTTACTGTTGTTTAACATGCTTATGTAATTGTGCGTATATTCAAATAAATGATTCATCGATTTTGGCCATAATGATTTTGATGAATATTTGGATTGTTTCGGTTTTTTCATAAATTATTGTTTTTCACAAATTGTTCAAATATTATCTATTTATTCGTGATATTTTTTTTTATTTTTACGTATCATTTACATATCTACATATCAAATATTCGTAAAATTGGCAGTGCAAATACTATCAACGGGGTACGGAGCTGAATATGAATCAATAAACCATGATTTCCATATATCAGAAACCCAATCGTCTGAAGTTTTAGGATAAGTTATTTCTTCTTGATTTCTGAGTTTATTGTCGATGAGATTTTCACCACTCATGTGTATCGAACTGTTGTCTGTGGTTATGAAATCGCTCATAAAAGAGTATTGTGGTTTTTCTTTATTGTATTCTTCAAAATTTTCTGTATTATATAATTTTCCATCTTCATGTATCATAGGAGATACGTTGAAGTGATAAGATTGCATACCTTCAATAAAATCGGTTTGATAAAATAAAATAACTAATATGCAAATGAATAATCCATAAATCCAATGAATGTACGAATAAAACATAATTATCATAACTGCAACCAATTTCCCTAAATAAGTAGTACTAAATAGAATCATAGAATCCGTATTAGCCAAGAATAGATAAAACAATATTAGAGGCAATATTTCTGCAAATAGAAATACATATTTCATATTATGTATATTTTTATATTTATCGATAACTACAATATCTAGATATTTTCCTTTCTCCTCCAAATTCTTTATACAAGTTATACAAGTTATAGACCGATGAAGATTTATTGGTAACGTTTCATTTGAAATTCTAGTGGTACTATTTTAGAGCATCTCATTTTCAGAAACTAGTGCCAAAGGTGTATTTCATATATTGATAAAATAGGATAGATAGGATAGATAGGATAGATAGGATAGATGGAATAGATAGAATCAAGTAAAAAATTATCTGTCTATTTTCTAAGTATTCCTTGTGAAAATATTATTTATATAAAAATATATTATGTCATTATTAGCATCCGCATCTGTATGGACAAACACTGATACTGAAACATCCATTAATAAAAAAAGAACACCGTCAATGAATCGTAAAACTATTAAAAAACAGCCATCGATATCAAGCCAGAATCCCAATTTTTCAAATTCCGATAATGTTGAATCCGAAGATTCTCAAGAACCAGTTGCGCAAGAACCCGTGCAAAGGGCCATGCAACATTATAATTTGGGGTCTTCATTCGACATGGCAGAAAATCCCATAACTGCGGATATGGCGTCTATGAATGAGCGTAATGAAAAAGTTTCACAATTGATAAATAAATTGACATCGGATAATGCGGGAACTAAATTATCCGATTTTCAACCTCTTTCACATCCTGCTATTCAAAAACGAACAGACGTTGTTCAAGGACGTGTAGCTGACAAAATGATTGCACCTCCACAAAACAATCCATTGCAAATTCCGGCTATTACATTTCAATCGAATAATATGAATGGTTTGAATCGCAACATCCAACCTAATTTTTTTAACCAAGATTTAGGGGAAAATGGAGGCAGATCACAATATAGTAATTATAATAATGTGTATGATCCTTCTAAAATACACCCGATTATTCAGAATACAATTCGTGGTAGAGACACATCTTCGTCGGTTGATGCTAAGTTGCTTGAAAAAATAAATTATATGATTTACCTGTTGGAACAACAGCATAATGAACGCACAAGCAACATAACTGAGGAATTTGTATTGTACACGTTTTTAGGCGTATTTATTATTTTTATTGTGGACGCTTTTTCACGATCGGGTAAATATGTTAGATAAACTCTCACACAGAAGAACCCTTTGGTCTCTTTGCCATACGTCTTCTCATATCAGGCCAACTTTCATAATTTGCCTGATATTTTTCAAATGCTTTCTCATACGCTTCGCAGTTATCAACTAGACTGTTATCTAGTAGCTCCGCATATTCTTCGGATAGCTGGAATTCTTGTTCCATATGTTCCCAATATGGATCATATGGATTTTCATCTACATATTTGTCGCATTGTTTGCAACATCCAACACCATCAACATCGACGTATTCACCTACATAATTTTTACATTTAGGAAGACCACCCTGACACCTTCTCTTATGTTTCTTGGTTTTATCCATTTGGATTTGGATTTGTATTTGTATTGTTTGATATGGATCATATGTTTACGCGTCTTTTATTATATATCAATTTTTACTTCACATTTCAAATTAAGGGCTATCCACCTTTTTTGTAGCAATTTGGATACAAAAACACGGATAGCCCTTAAAAAAATTATGGTTTTTGTTTGGATCTTTTGTATTTTTTATGGGTTTTGTTTTATCTTTTATCTTTTAGTGTTTTCTAATGAAATTTTTATTCATCATCTTCTACATTTTCAAATAGTTCATTTACTAATTTTGCACGACATAGAGGGCAATCTACCCGACGTTCAAGACATTCGAATACACATGATGCATGAAATACATGTCCACACCGGGTAACAGTCATATTAATCATTTTTATCTCGTCGTAGCAAATCGCACACTCTCCTAGTACAATTCCTACAGGAAGTGCAAAGATGGGTTCGGAAGTACATTCGTGAACATTGATTGGTTCTTCTTTTGGTTCTTTTTCGTCTTCGTCTGTCTCTTCATCATCATCAGATTCGGTGTATACGGTTGACCAATCGTCATCGTTTTCTTCTTGTGCTGCAGGAGAAATCTCTACCATTTCAACACTGCTTCTGTTTTCAACTTCCTTAAATATCTCATCCAAACACACACGCACCTCGGACAATTCTGATAATCCAATTGTCTGGCTCATGTTTGATCGCTTACTTATAAAACTATTGCTTGTAATAGAATGTGTAATGGAATAAAATAATGTTTTTATAAAAAAAGCCATTCAATTTTGTTGTTTTTTAGTCCTTTTTTGTCTTTTTTGTGTGTTTTTTGTGATTTTATGAAAAAGATTTCTTTTATTATAAAGATATTATAATCGTAATTGATACAATTGATATTGATTGATACAATTGATACCGATATTGATACTGATAAAATATCTATATATTATAACTAACCATGTCTTTATTTGATACTAATACAGTACAGGAATTCAAGCGTATTCCCGCTGTACGAAACAAATTTAGGAACTATAAATTATTCAATGCAGAAGAGTTTATGTCTTATTTAAGTGAGGGTTTACAAGCATCAGTAGGTATGAGAGCAAGTGTACCATCCATGTTTCGTCGAACGCAACGAAGACAAACAATCAATGAAGAAACGATGGATATAGTCGCAAAAGAGGCTGTAAAACTCAATCAAAATATGTGTCCCACAGTAGATCCTTTGTATATCTCTCAATCGTTTGTAAAATCATTGTCTACTCTACATACATCATATGATATTATTGTTGTTATAAAACCATCCGCACGTGCAACAAATAAGCATACCGTAAGAGAGGGTAGTCGTTATATAAACCATGAAAAGATGCATATTGAAAATAAGATGGCAAAAATTGTTGGTTTTTTAATATCTGAAAAAGGCGAATGTAAAAAATATCCAGAAGCGTATGCAGTTAAATTGATTTGCACGCGTGAAAGAGGTATTTCGGGATTACTATTAGGTTGCTATATGTACTCCATCAAATCCCACCCCGAATATATGCAAAAGGGTCTCCTAGAATTAGCAGGCGAATTCAGAAACGTCAATGGATTCTGCGCTTATCGTAAAATGGGATTTCAAATCGACGCCGATATTTTTACATCCAAAATACGCGTTGGCGATTGTTTGGAGTTTTCTATTTATATGCTCCCTATGTCTGTAGAATTGGATGAAGTATCACGACACCAAATCATACAACGTTGTACTCAATCTGTAGCAATTGATGAGGCGATATGTCATAGACTTTTTTTGGCAAGACCAGAGAGTGAAATTAGAATCAAAGATGAGAAATTCAGAATACGAATAATCGGCTTGTATAGGTTGTATTATCATGTCTCCATGTTATTTGCCGAAATACATCCATATAGATTTAGTGAAATCATGTATGAATGTTTCACCATGATGGAGACTCGTACAAAACAAAGCATTCCTTTGTTAGAAGAAATTTTCAAAAAATACGATCGTAAAACGCCTAAGTCAAATGAAAGAAAACGCGATTATAGAGCAAAACTCAAGGCGGCATTTTTTAACTATTTTGATAAAGTTCGCGAATTTGAAAATAGCACCATAACTACATTTTTAAAAAAGAATGCAATGACTGTATTATCGGAGAACATTCGAGAATTGATAGCTTCAACGGCGACACATCCACCCGGATTCCAACGTGATACGTTTCCGCTTAATTTGATCAAAGAAGAAATTGCGGATACACTTGACTCATACGAATCCATGTTTGATTATGATAGCCCGTCTCCTCTAACTAAATCACCTTCTAGAACATCATCACCTTTATCAAGTCGCACAGAAGGTAGTATGTATTACTATATTGGTCTAGGGATAGGAAATTCGGTAGATTCTATGCAAAAACCCGATTTGAAAACGAATATGCGTATTTTGTATTCCGCATTCAAAAGCCTTGGTGTCAAAAGATCGAGATATAATCCTGGATATAAACAAACACCAGAAGCATTACAATTAGAACGAGAATTCAAGGATTTTCTTCGAGGAAAATATGGTGAGTTGACTGACAATGAAACCATATGTCTTGAAAAACTTGTCGTCGTTTATATTCTAGATCAAGAATCGCAAGAATTAGTCAATACAACTGTACTTGCACCCGATACAAAAGATTGGGATCTAACCAAATGGATGCGTTTGAATAGAGTGTTTACTTCATATAATGAAACTACCGAAGAAAAAGAACTATACAAACAGATAACCGATATCATTTGTAAAGGATTGAGTGATAAATTCAAGGCTGTTATTGAGGCACGAAAAAAATAGTGTATACAAGTATTATAACAAAATGAAACATTGATTACGCGGCAAAGGCATCCCAGGGACGACACCATTGAACAAATAATATGCGGATGGGTTTGTAAATATCGGGGTGTATTTCCACCGCCATTTTTCCAAGAGTTGGTCATTGTGTCCAAGATCCGTGAATGCCAACATTTTGTATGTG